GTCTGAGTAAGAAAATCAGGAAGGAATCTTCTGATCTTCATAATATATTCTCCATCGCCCCTGAGGTCTGGCGATCCTAAAAGTTGTCCTTGTGACGCTCTTTTCTGCGTAATATCAAAATCTCCTGAAGTAATGGTAGCTAGGATGGCCGTTACTACTCCTCCTGCATTTACTTGATCGGTCCCTGTTTCATGTTCATAGTAGATAGTAATTCCATCTGTATTGCCTACGACATCAAATGAAACATCATCAGCGTTGTCATAATAACAAGCATGAGGTTTATTAAATATTTCTGAATCTTCCCAGGCCGTTCTTGGTAGAGAGCCTGTGTACCATATTGGTTTTTTAAGCATCACTGATTCTAGATAATTATAAGTGACCACACGATCAACCACATTCGATCCATTAGTACAATAGTACCAACTGACTTCTCCAAATAGATTATTAAGTCCTGCATTAATAAGATTTCTGGAAGTCGTATTGATATCATCAAAAACATAATCTTCAACGAGGCATGGCATTGATTGAAGCTGACCTGCGTATTGAAAGAATCCATTTTCCGACATCCAGAAAGCGGTACCATCCACTTCCATGCAGGCATTCTTACCAATGAGTCCACAGTTGGTTCCGACCTGTTCAAAAGAAAAGGTAAAAGGTTGACCGACAAAACGCATCAAGAAGATGGCTGCATCGGTCCAAATATAAATAGCATCCCGGCCCCGAATAGAGCCCATAATTTTAGAGCCATTCGCTAGCCGCTGAGTTCCTGCCGTGTTCGTTGCGGAAGGAGTATAGTCGCTGGTACTTTCTTGATCGGACCATCTTATAAACATATCATCTTGAGTGGAAGAGGTTCCAATTGTAGTTTCAGTTCCCAAGAAAATTAAGTGTCGATCAACGGGAGATACCAATACATGTCTTGAAGCTGTTGGGGCTCCTGAAATAACTGTAGCGCGGACCGCGGTTGCGTTAGCAACAGTTGAATCCCATTGAAAACATTTACCATTATAAATAAGAGCAATCAGTGTAGTTCCATAATTATCTAAAACCCATAGACCAGGTTCAAGAATAACCTCCTCTCCAGAAGCTTCTCCCCAGCCAACATAGTCTGTGATATTAGTAATGGTTGCTCCGGCCGTATGTTCGGCTAGAGTAGTTCCATTAGCATTACGGGCGCCTCCACTTAAAGTTCCTGTGACTGTATCGTTAGCGGTAAAAGTAATTTCCTCTGTTCCTATTTTAATTGTTCCGGAAGATGGAAAGGCCACCGAACTCGTTAAGACTACAGTTGTGACTGCAACATCGGCTGCAATCGTTGTTACTAAAGTTGTCGTCGCTGGACCGGAAGCCGTTCCTGACCATTGACCAGTACCAAAACCAAAGCCACCAAGTTCTTGTGCCGGTCCGACCGTATAATATGTTTGAGCTCGTGCACTTCCTACATTGGTTGTGCTTGCTGATGCATTAGAACCCATCGTAATCGTAATAGTCGTTGCGGAAGGAATGGACGTTGCCATAAATTTTTTATCTTCAAAATCTGCATCGGTGTAGCCCGAACCCGGAGGCGCGGTGACAGTGTCTAATAAAACAATATCATCTTCCGACATTCCATGCACAGAAGGAAAAGTTATGGTAACTGTAGGCTCACTTATAGTTGTAGAAAAATCACAACCCGCAATCGTGTTCTCGATAGGGTGAATGTCATAATAGTTTCCGGCTGAATAGATGTATAAAATTCTATTGGTACCAATTGCAGCGTATTTAATTCCTGCGTTGTCATCAAAATGATGAAGGGCTCGTGCTGCCCCAGTTAAATTATCTCCACCTAATTGATCCCAACCACCTAGTTTTTCAGGTGTACCATATCTAAAACGGACATAATCTCCCCCTGTCCATTGAGCCTCAGCTCCGGTTGGGGTAACTTGTTTATTGAATCCGGGTAAAAAGTTTACTTTTTGTAGCATAATTAGCCTTTTAGAATTTTATACTACATCATTGGGCTGGGATCAATGGAAAGTGACCACCATTATTACTCGCCTACCTTCAGTGGGATGAATAACATAATGACTATAGTAATGACTAAAGCTTACAGCTTTAAAAGCTTCAGGCGTAAGTCGACTATGCTCTTTTCCTTTATTTAATAAAACCGTATCTCCATCGACCGTATTAAGATAAAAAATGATTTGATAGTAAGGGAAAGAATGGTCTTGATGCTCCGGACATTGGCTAATTTTTTGAGGAAGAGTCATATTTAAAGAAGCCCTTAAAAATTCCTTAAACGGAAGCTTGTGTTTTTTAATGAAACGTTTAGATATTTTAAGCCAGGGTTCTGTTATTCCGGCATGATAAAATCTTCTGGTGTTAAATACATTGGTAGAAGACTCAGGACGGTGCTCGGGTCTTTGAACAAGTTGATGACTGAAATAAAAGACTCCATCCTTAATAGTTGAATCATCATTATAGTACCAAGGGAAATCACTTCCTAAAATAGTCTTACTAACAAACTGGCGCTCTTCTGGCCTGAAGATATCTCGATCTACGATAATTTTTCTTATACCCATTTAGGACCCTGTATAAGTAATGCAATACTTTTTCTTACTCCTTTCAGCACAGGACGTACCCGATGAAGAAGAAAGGCAGGAAAAGCTACCATGTAACCAGGCGTATCGAATTCAGATACTTTTTGTGTCGGACCATTCGATACTTCTAGATTACCTCCTTCATAAGAGCTGTCGGATATATTTAAAAGACAGGTTAGTTTACAATCTGAATAAGGAACCGAGCCATCCCCGTCGGTATGCCATGCATACTCTTGATTAGGCTCGTAGATATTATACTTAATAGGATACTGGGGAGGATAAAGATGATATCCGAAACCTATATTATTCATGTGAAGACATGTCTTATAAAATTTGTCTAAATGTTTTTTGGCATCGTCCCATTCTATTTGAAATACTTGGGATGTTTTAACTACTCCTTGTGCCCCAGAGAAAACTCGTGCTTTGGAATACTTTAATAATTTTTTATTTATACTTTTAATTTCTTTGGAAGTATAAACTTGTGACCAGTAATAAAGATTTTTATTTCCCATTATAATTTTAATAACGATCGATGGCTTACTAAACCCAGGGTTCCTCCCACAAAGCAATTAAAGGCCAGCGTTATTCTTTCTGTTTTGTTCTTATTAATTTCTACTTCGTGCTGTAATTTGGAAGGGAACAAACATAGAGTATGAAGATTATTAGCAATCATTACATATTGTTCATTAAAAGGATTAGATTCTGCAACATCTAAAGTCATATAAGGAAACACCGCATTTCCATGTCCCCTGTCTACCTGGCATCCTGTGTTCTCTTCTCCCTGAAGATAAAAAGTTCCGCTAATTAAACTATTCGGATGGCCATGCATATGGTGAATAGATCCTTTGGGATTAAAATTGAACCAAGATTGAGTTACATAGCATCGCTGAGTCTGTTTCATTTTTAATACATTGTAGGTATAAATATCTAATTGTTGTTGAACAAAATCTCTCATGTAAGCGAAGTTATTATCTTTAAGGACATAGGAATCATTAGTAATATAATTTCCTCCTTTATTTTTATAAACTTTCTTTCGGTAAGTTTTAATGTACTTCAGTTGATCCTTAGTAAAAGGATATTTATCCGAACGATAAAAAGGTAAAGGAAATATAGATGTACAACTAGCCATTAGTCTCTCCAATAAGCAAAGCTTAAAGATAGCCTCCCTGATAATGGAATACATCGATGAGTAGTTCGACAAGGAATGTAAAGAACATCCTTGGGTTCTAGCAGCATTTCAATTCCATGCACCGTCCATCTACTATACCCTTCGCACTGTACAATAAAGTTAATTGAATTATCCATATGTTCTTTAAACGTAGCAGCATGAAGAGTGGGGCTATAATAAATATGAACGTCTCTATGAGCATAATGAATATCTGGATGGGCCTTACTAAAATAATCACTCCATTTTCTTATTTTTTTATTATTCATTAGATTCTCTTTTATAATTAAAGAGCTTAATTCATTGAGTCTCTCAGGTGTAAAAGGAACTTTTTGATTTTTATTAATGATAGCTTCCGTATTCTGAGGATCTTTAGTGGCTATTTTAATCACTTCTTTGGTAGTTAGTAAACACTCGTTTACTACTTTTTTAAATAATTGAAATTTATTTAAATTTTTAATCTTCATTTTGTCATTCCATCATGCCAGCATTTAAAATTCCACGGGCTCCATTGACCATACGTAGCGGTATGCAAATCAATTGCTGTGTCTCGTAACTCTATCATAGAAGATTTTTTCGCATAGCCCAAGAGATGACTAAAAAGAGGATCCTTAATTTTAAGTTTTTTAGTGGCTTTCCAAAAAGGAGTGTCATATTTAGAGCCATACATATAGTGCCACATAATAAAATTCTGTGTTTGATCTACGTAGGTATGAAATTTATTAACAATCAGATCAGGAGCTGCTTCCTCTCCAATAATCCAGTCCCATATACTGCGGGCCCAGAACAAATAAGCTTGAATAGCGGTAGACTCTAGGGGCTCTAGAAAAAATAAACGATTGCCTCCTAAAATAATTCTATTATCAATGATCGGTTTTTTAGCTACATAGTTTTTAAATTTAAAATTATCTACTTTCTCATTTAAATAAATACCTTGTTCAGCTAAGTTAAATAATTTTTTAAAATTAGTAGCTGCTTTGTTGATAGGAGTAATTTTATCATTATAGAGATAACCATAAGAAACTGTTTGAGTGGTATTAGGAATAACAAAAGTCCACCCATCTGGAGTCGCTACTGCACGTGTCCAATTAACATTGCATTCTTTAGATTTTCCTTCCCCCAAAAGAACAGCGTTTACTGGACTGGTGAGTATCTTATAATCGTTCCAATTAGTGATATGTCTACCCCGACAGTCAAAAATGAAATCTGAATCAATCTGATCATAGCTATCAATATGTTTTTCCTGCACGCTGAACAGTTTAGATTTTAAAATAGTCTCCTGTAATTTAGCAGGGTTATATTGAAGACCGACTGCATCAAAAGAAAAAGGATGAAAGACTTTATCGTTTTTCTTTCCCCAGTTCTCATATAAAATTCCTAGTTTAGGAGTCGCTTGAATGGGGTTGTCATACCAATTGACCCCTAGAGCCGCCCATAAAAGTTTAGGGGGTTCTAAGAGAGTGGCCTGTCCTACTTTTTCTGGAGGAATATTAGGATCATAAAGTAATTCAACAGAAATATTTTTGTTGTTACGCGTATGATAACCATAATGTAAAGCGGTTAAACAACCAGCATTCCCTTTGCCTAAAATAGTAATTTTCATATAACTTTATACCAAGAGGGTATTGTGTATCTCTTTCCTTTTGTTATTTTATTTACTTTATGTGCGTTCTGTGCTCCTGCATGAAACAGAATATTACAGCCTGCCTTAGGAATATATCGTTCTGTGTTAGAAAATTCAATACTTCCCCCCACATATCCATCGTTTAAATAAATAAGGGAGCTATAATCCATAGTTCTATTATCTGCAACATCTCGATCTATATGAAAATCCATCTCTTCTCCTGTCTTCCACCCCACAAGACGAGCAGCACTATAAAGTTTTACGCGTGTATGAAAAAAATGACTCACAAAGAAACAATTCTTTTCCATATAATAAGTAATAATTTTTTTGATGGTAGAGCTCTTTATATCTGACCAATGAAGATTACGGTGCTTGTGTTGTTCGACATCATCCGTACATAAATGAGAGTGGTCGTTCCAGTATTTAACAAGACTGCGACAGTCTTTCTCGTCCACAAAATGTTCCACCAGCATTTTTGTACTTCCTTTAATCATAATGTGACTTGGGCATCTCCTTTTCCTAGTGTACCTTTGGGAAGAAGATTAAAAGCTATTGAGTAACGGGTATGCTTGGATGTGTTTTCCAAAATCTCATGATCTAATAAACTATTAAAAATAATTAATAGATTATCTTTAGCGATGCATGTCCATGACAGAGAATTAAAAACATTATAATGAGATATTTCAGTATGCCACAAAGGTTTCCGTGAGGAATGAATCCTTATTTTAAAATTAGGATCTCCTACGGGATAATAGACCCCACTTAACCAATGATTAGAATGATAGTGACGTGCCGCATAACCTTTAGGCTCAACTTTAGTGGCCCATGCATTAGTAATTCGAAAGTCGGCTTTGTATTCTAATACTTCTTTAATATGAGTTTGGCATGCACTATGGATGCCAGCTTCTAAACACTTAAGATTCGATCCTTTATTAAATACATCAAAAGATTCACTTCCATAATTATTCCTATCATGAGCATGGGTATAGTCCGAACTTCGAGGAATAAACTTAAGCTTTTTTAATTCTTTAATTACTTCTAAGTTGTCAGACTTTAAAGTAAACATAGATAAAGGCTCAGAGAAGAGAGGAATAACTTTTTCTAGTTTCATTTCTGCTTATACCAATGAGGAAGTCCAAGATGCGGACGTGTATCATATTGATTATGTTTATGTTCGAGGGTGTTATAATGTAAAAAAACTTGGCAACACACATCTCCTTCAAAACTTTCACGCCAGTGAGGTAGATCACCACCTTTATAGATTAACATATCTCCTGGTTTAAATTTAATTTTAATCTTTTTATTTTTGGACTCTAGGTAAATGGGCCAGTCATCTCCTCCTAAAAACATAGTGGTTGAGACTTCGCATGAAAAACGATCAGTATGACGAGCTAAAACATTTCCCTTATTATAAATCCTAGCATACGCATACGTAGGTAATAGTTTAAGGTGAGTACACTTCTCCATTTTAGGTTGTAACAAAGTTAATAGAGTTTCCATGGCACAATCTCCATAAATAGAATAGGCTCCTGGCACCTGAGCATCATTAAATGATCCCCATTCAGTTGAACTTGGAGGAAGATATTTTGTTTTCTGCATTGTTAAAGCAGCTTCTTTTTTTAATAAAAGATAGTTTGCATTGAAGGCGGCAATAGTTTTAGGGATGGCTTGTCTTATAACTGTATATCCATGAGTTTTAAAAATCATTTAGGTTTATGTA